GTTAAATATAAAAGTATTTAAGAAAAACTGGTACTTAAATTACTATAATAAATTGTGGCTCTATTCGCTAAAGGTATAGGGCCTCCGATATCTTCATCGGGTGTTTCCAGATAAGCCACTGGTGGCGTTCCAATATTCTTGTACTGATAATAAACCGTTGGGGCCATCGCGTGAAAGCCAAAACGACTCTCATCCGTAAAACCATAATACAAAGTTACATTATAGGACACTGGCTCGGTAGTCTCAAAAGAGAATATCAAGCTACCAAAATCAGCCGAGGCCAATTGAGGTTCAGGTTTAACTGTATTAACAGCTAAAAACTTCTCAGGGCCCCCAATGTACTTATATACACTAGTATTAGGGATGGTAAATTCATACTCAGATACTGGTTCGTTTTCAGGGCCTAGTGGATGAACGGACACAGGCCATTCAACACCCGGTAAAGGATAACTAAATGGACTTGCATCACAAAAATTAGTGGTGCCTAAAGGTTTGGGAACTGATCTATATAATCCTGGTGCTACTGAGCTGGTAACTGTGGTTCTGTCTGTACAATAATTAGGGGCTACGAAGTTGATGTTGGTTAACTTCGCTTTTTGAACTTTCATTTTAAATTTCAATCCAAAATTCTTTCCATAATACATGTAAGGAAGAATACCGTTGGATCCACGAGCTATTCCATCTTGATACTCGCCGTAAAGCGCGCTAAGAGGAATGCGAATCGACTGAATTCCTCCGACATCCGTATAGACTTGTCTAAAAGCAAATTGAAATCTGCGTATTAAGGGTCTAATGTCTATCAGGGGGTTCAACCGAGATGAATCTAACATGTTTTCTTTTTCTGAATGAGATAAAAGCATCTTTTGGTCTGTTGGTCTATTCATAACCTCAGAAGACTCTCCTTTTAATGGAGGATCATCCGCGGCTGGAAGAGTAAAACCTAAATCTGCACTTCCTACCTCTTTTGAATACCCATAATATTGAAAGTCGTCGTCACAAGCCATATAAACATTGAATTCTATTGTGGTTGGAGAAGAATCTCCCACAGCCATCGGTTGTGCTAGATAAATATAATACATACCGAGTTGCAACGCTTCCGCGTTTTTATCTCTAGTATTGTACATCAATTTGTTTCTGCACAAAAACGGAAGTTTAACTTCCGCCATTTGATTGCCTGCAGAAAACTCTAATAAATCTGAAGGTGCACTGTAAAGTGAAGCCATGGTGGGATAATTAGAATAGATATTCGGTGCCGGGTTATAATACTTAATTACTTTTAACTTAACTGATTGTTTGTTGGTCATTGAAGATTGTATAAAAATCTTTAAGCCTCCTTTATGAGCTCGTGTCATTCGGTGTAACAGTTCGATGTTATTGCAAACTGCTCTACCGGCTAAACATCCTCCTTGATAAGGAGAAATAGGACGAGCCCACAACAGTCTCCCAGACGTCCAGGTCGTTTGAACTGAAAACGTTCCAAGGTACTGAGGTTTAGAAACTATAGATTTTATTAACATCTCGTCTTTGTCGCTGTCAAAAATGGGTTCTGTGGTTATTCTATCTAACGTTGACTCAGGGTCTAACTTTTCTATGCAAGTTCCTGAATCTACTACATTCAAATAATTTCTAGTGGATACTATGTTCTTATTCTCTAATCTAGCATTGTTGGGATTATGTAATCCAGTATAATACTTAAAGGTTCCTCTTAAAAGATCTATGGCGTCGTTCGTCGTTTGCTTCCCGACATCAAAAATCTTATCAGTAGCTTTACTTGCCGTCTGCCACAACCCTTCTCCTTCTAATGCAGAAGAAGTTGGGGCCGTTGCCGAGAATGTAACTTCCTTTGGGGTTGCTACAAACAAGTCAAGCTCTTTGAAAAAGGCTTCTATTACGATATTAACTGAAGTACTGCTTCCTGTAGAAGTGGCTAAAGGATTGATGACTTTGATGAGAAGAGTTGCACAATTTGCATTAGGTACAACTATATCCGGGTTAGACGTGTAAGGTCCGGCAGTATATTTCGCCGAATCAAGCAAGCCCAACTCAGAATTGTTATACCAAGGGACTTCCAAACAAACACTAGATGCCTCATTCGCTGCTAAAAACGCATGGGGTCCAGTTAACATAGAATTTATTGCTAGTGGTCCCGTTGAATAGTCGGTTGTTGAAGGAGGTAAAATAGCTGCAAGAAGCATTCCTTGGTGAGTTATTGTACCTGTAATTGAAATATTTAAACACAATTTGCATCTATACATAGATGCCAATTGCATTAATCTGGTTAAAGATGGATTACTATTAAAAATGTCTCTCGGTAAAGTCACTACTGGAGTAGATATATTACTATATCTAGTAGCAGTGGTAGTCCAAGCGACATTTCCTACAAAGAATGGCCGATTTATCCAAGGGGCTATACTCATTTTAAATTCGTCTGAAATACTGGTCTCCAATCTTTCAGGATATCTCTCACCAAGAGTTGCTATACTCCGGGTTTGAACTGAAGACGCCGCGCTTGAAACTTGGTTTGAAACTTCTAAATTAGATCCCATATTTTCTGATACACGTTCGGTATTTTCTGAACTATTACTAAACTCTGAAACTATATTATTATTATTAAAATCATTACTGTTGGTGGTAATTTTTGACTGATACTGTTATTACCATACAGGTCAGTGGTCTAGGAAAGAAAAATTAAAAAGTCCTGTCGCTGAGAGCTCCTAAACTCTCATTATAACGCAATAAACTAAATAAAACAAAATAAATAAATTAAACTAAAAATTTTTGTTAAAAACCTTCTTATAATCATCATAAGCCTCATCGCACTCATATGTAAACACATGTTTGAGATAAGAATCGGATAACTGTTTAAAAGGATAAGACTGAGACTCACAAAATAAACGTAAACTGTTTACATAATGGGCTCCGTCGGGATGCAAATACATTTCTCTCTGAAAAGAATTTATTTTGCCTTCCATAACTACATTGGTATCTTTACGGCTATCACACCATAAGATAGAATTTAGAAGGGTCTCTTTGGCAAGAGGTCCTACTATTTTCTTTAGGTCGTTATGATAAGCAAAATGTCTCTTTAGGAAAGTAACATCTTTGATATTTCTAAACTTGTCCACAATCTCTTCTTTATTTCCTTGGGTACACTTCATGCCTAACGATTCAAGATATTCCTTGATAGTTAAAGCATTATGATACTCAGATAATTCGGAAGAAGTTGCGCACAGTTTATCATCTCCATTAACAAAATCAACTAATTTTAAAAACTCCTGTACTGTTGGTTTACGACCTCGTCTAATACACTGTCTGTAATAAGATCCGGCCGTATAACCTCTATTATTCAAACTATTAAATAAAGAAGTTATCCAAGCTCCAGAAGGGGTGGAATGGGTAGTTAAAAACAAAGAATTTAAAACTAAAACTAGAGTCCTAATGACACTAGAAAGAACTGATTTAAGCATTTCTGGGTACTCTCCCTGATAATACTCTTCACACAATTCCTTCACTATGTCTTGGACTTCGCTGGCTTGACGTCCATCAAACTCATTAACATCTAAATCGAAAACTGCATGGGAATTCTGTAAAACTTCAAAAATTTCAGGCCAATCAGAATAGGGATTTACTCCTATTGTTATCTGATTAAACCTTCTATTTTTAACTATATGTCTAAACAAATTTCCTAGCAATCTTTTCATCCAATATACGTGAGTTAGTTTTCCTATTCTAAAGGCTCGAGGCTTATTGACTTTTTCTTCGTCTCTAAGCTCGTCCTTTAATGATTCGTAAAAGAGGAAATCCTTAAAATTAAGGCTTCCCTCAGTAACTCGCTGATTAAGATCATCACACATCTCTTGAAATTCTGGTTTTAACACCTTATTTTCAAAATCTATGTAAATCTCTTTATCTTTATCTAAACCAAAACCATTGACTGACTCTTTATTAAGGGGTGCCAGTCCATCCCCTCCTGCTATGACTTCCTCATCGGTGAGGTCTCCAAACTTCGTAAAGAATGTAGACAGACACTGTTTAATAAACTCCCGTTCGCTCGGGTGTATATGAGGAATAGGTTGAAAGGATTTCGCCGATCTAACCTTAACTGTCTTTGGGCCGTGAGCCTCAAGGTTTGCAGGAAACCTCGTTGGTTCTCTCCATTCGCTCAAAGGCGACGGAACCAGGGAAGTACGAGACGGCACTGTTTGAAACAAATCTGTTCTAAACTTAGCTCCGCTGAAATTGTCCTTAACTTTAACATTAAGTTCAAGTTCATCGACATTCTTATCATTGCTTAAAAAATCTATGATTTTATTCATAGTCTTACTACAAAACAAGATTGCCGTTCCTCGCGACGAGCTGTCTCCAGCTACATGCATTCCTATAATTCCCTGGCATCCATCTACTAATAAGCTTCCACATAACCCTGGGGAGGTTACATGGTGATTTACGTACCGTTTCGCTTTCAAGGTTTTGACTCCTCTGGGCGTTAGATACTTATCATCTTTAACTCCGATCTGCAAACTCGAACTAAGATCTACAGATCCACCTGCATTCACAAAATAAGGTTTCACGACCGACGATTTGTCAGTGGGTTTAAAGAAGTGTGAACACTTCTTAAACGGTGAAACCATTTCCTCAGGAATAGATATAATGGTTACGTCTAGTTCAGGGGCACTCCACGTCACTTTAACTGGGATATTGTTCAAAAGAATATCTTTTCTTTCGAACGCTTCCCAGTTAGAGTAAACGTTTAGTACTCCATCACACCCTTCAAATGTATGACCAACGACTAAAATCCTATGACCGGATAATAGACCTTGAGCATAGGCATAACCAATATACTCTCCTCGGGACTTTGGAATCTCCAACAGCACCATCCTCTCCTCTACGGCTTTAACCATAGTGGGGAGAATAACGCTATCGTCAACTTCCGCTGTCCCCTCTCCGCTTAACTTCACCTTTACAGGCGGGCTCTCGGCACGCATCGCTGCACGCCAATCATCCACTGCTGTTTTAGTTCCGTTAAGCTTGTTCTTAGAAGTGTAATCGCTATATAACTTGTAAAATAATGCACTCATTGAAAGAAAACAAAATAAAACCATAAGACTAGAATTGGAAGAAACCGTTTTAATAAGACTAGAAAATAAATCATAAATGTAAGTAAAATAATAATGGAAAAATTCATAAATAAAATCAAAACTAGACCACCCCGAAGGTTGGTCTGGAAGAATACTATCTAAAATAGAAGAATGAGAATCTAACGATATCAAAGGCGTATCTAAACTTTCCGCTGCTAAATCTTCAGCTGCAGAAGTATAGTCTACATCGACATCATCATCTTCTTCAAAATCTTCTTCAGCGTCGCGCCTTAAAGTAAAAGCTCCAATGCGCACTCGCTCAATTGCATCTTGAGATAATTGGGTACTGGTGTAAACTGTACGAAAGTGTTTTTGCAAACCCTGTACAACTGCGAGCATCCATGACAACAACTTAACGTTGTCCTGAACGTCACAACTGGTAGGAATATTGCGCATATTAGGAGTAGGATAAGAAGACACTACTTTATGCTGGTAGACATCGTATCGTTTATAAACGACTTTGCCTTCCAGCAATCCTGTGGTAACATCTCTCACTACTCCTGTATAATCAAACACTTGGCATCTTCTAAATAACGCCTCCTTATCCGAAATACAATCACTCTTCGTAAATCCATTTAATTCTAAAAACTGGTTGGTAGTCAATAACATTAATTCTGAATCAAAATATTTAGTAAACTTTAAATCCGCTTCTGCACAGTCTAAAGGTAATTTCACGCAAGAAACCATATTGATAACAGTTCTCCATTGTGAAATACCCTGTTGACCGACATCATCGATAACAAAAACTTCTTCATTGTTGTAGCCATCATAAAAATCTTTTCCATCTTCCGTAGGTTTAATCGTATGCACATAAGTCGACTTTCCTAAAACGGAGGCCAACTGAGTTGCATTAATAGATTTACCTATACCTGCTGGTCCTTCAAAAACAATACACACTGGTTCTTTCCTACTACAACTTTCATAAGCCTTAAGAGATCTAACTAACCTTGTAAATTCTTTATAAACTAAATTCGCTCTAACATTTTGCTTCAAAAACTCTAATAAATACTCATCTTTTGCTACTAATTCTTGGAGAGACCTTATTTCTTCTCTCCAGTCATCCTTCATCATAACTCTCTTGTCTTTCTCCCATCTGTTCAATGATGACATCATTCTATCTACGATTCTTTTCCTGTGTCCTAAGTTAAATAACTTACGAACACAATCTAAAACCATAGGGGGAACGTTGGGAATCTTCTCCAAACAAAATAAACAAAACTCGGAAACATAAGTAATCAAATCCAAAAATAAATTAGGAAAATCAAATAATCGCTTACCTGATAACAAATTAATACGTTTAACAATATCTATCAACTTATCTGGTAAAGCCGCAATTAGAATTGCCATCATCGCGGTGTCGAGAGACTCAGGTCTTAAACCAGAAGTAAAAGAAGAGGCTTCAGGAGAAAAAATTTTGACGCCTCGAACATACAAAGAATAAAAACGTAACAATTGAGAAACTAAATAGGCTGGGGTCCAGTTGCAATAAACTGGAGTAGAAACTGAAATCAAAATAGAAGCTAAATCCATTAAAAAAGGTTCAAAATTTTCATCTTTAAAGCCTTTAGCACAAGCTTTAGACATTGCAAACATCTTAGAAATAATATTAAAAATATACGAAATTCCAAAAAAGTCTTGACCAAACTTAAGTTTCTTAAGAACGCACAACACTTCAGCTCTAGTTTTAGAGCCAAAACAATGAATAACTTTAGAATTAACAACACAAGAAAATTTAGACTTTTGCATCCACATAGTTTTATACACAGAATCGACACAATACAAATAATTACGATCACAATCAAAAAAATACAACACATCACAAGTACGGGATAAATTACGAAAAACAACACAAGAAAGATCCTCACCAATAAGTGAGGCTGCCATAATCGAGTCCAAGGTAGAAGTACGTAAGGGGGGGAGGGTTCTGTCTGTTTGAGCACCCACAACCGTCACCGTTTTTATTTTAGAAAACGGGCTGATCATGATAAGACACGTTAAGATTTTTAATGCCCTAGGCTGGGTTCTATATTCAAGGTTGATTCTATCACATAATGAACAGGCCCAACCCTCGAGCTTTAAGAGTTCTCAAAATCAAGGCCTAATTGTACGGCGCAAAAAGAAACACTCTAACGATAGGTAAATCAATGAAATGTAAACAAAATTCCACACATTAAACAAACTATAAACTTTAAATCAATGCAACTAGTTAAACCGGATAAATCTTACGATTATCCAACTGGTCCGTCCGGTTATATTTTTGCATAAGCCCTAGAAAGACATCAAAATAAAATAAAAACATAAAGAATAATATGGGCTAGAGTTACAAATAAAATCATTACCTTCGCGCAGCTAAATCCTTTGAACGATCGCCAATCGTCCATCCTTTATTAAATCTCAAACGAAATAGGTTTGCCACTATACAGAATCTTCAACAAAGACATGCAATCAACTGTATAGCCCTCTATCTGCGTTTATAATAAATAGGAAGCACAAAACCGAGTCTTATGCCCGGCAGATAAAAAGTCCTGCCATCTTATAGTATTAAAAGGTATGATAATAAAAACATCCCGTAATCATTAAAACACAAAATAAACATATATTCAAAGCGACACTTAAAATCAACACTTATTAAAATAAACAATTAAAATTTAAAGGGAAAGACGGGCCACGAGTGGTCCGGTTAGCGATAATTTCAATATTAACATGAATGTTAATATTGCAATTGCGCTAAACATTAGGCGTTTTATTATACGCGGGAAAAGATTTCCTTTTCACATATAATAAAACAACATTCGGCTTTGGTTCAAATAAATTTGAATCAAAACTATAGAAAATATAAAATAGTAAAATAAAT